ATGCAGAACCAGCCACCAGGACCGCAGGGACCCCAGTAACGCAGCGACGGTCGCCTCCCTACACGGCGACAGGGTCACCACGCCCACGCAAGGCATCGCGAGTGCCGTGAGCGAGGCACGTCGTGCTTGACAGCGGCGTTGACACGTCCGTATACTTCCACGACTGCCTGAGAACAGGTCTCAGCGGCGAATACGGGATCTGAGCACGTCGTGCGGGATTCGCCGGCAGGCGAACACACCACGCGACACTCGGCGACCACTCGACGGAGAGTCAGATGGCAGATGAATTGGGGGGGGATGTCCCCATCGACGAGGTCGGTGGAGGCACGGAACCAGCACCTGACACAGGAGGAGACGCGGCAGAGGGTGGGGCATGGCCCGCCGATGTCCAAGCGGCCTATACCAAGAAAACCCAGGCACTCGCAGACGAACGCAAACAGTGGGACGCACAACGCGCCCAGCAGCAGGCACAGTTGCAGCAATATGCCCAGCAGATTCAGCAGCAGGGCTACGCACAGCAGCAGCAACAGTACCAGCAGCAGCAGCGCACCCAGCAGGGACAGAACCCGTCCATGCTGGATCAGCTTCGGCAGATGCCCTATCTCGATGGGAACACTGCCGCCCAACTGGCCGAACGGCTCGTGACGGAGGGCATCAACCCCCTCCAGAACCAGCTTCGGCAGCGCGATCAGGCACTCGCCCAGCTCAACAAGGATTACACCGACTTGCGGAACTGGATGGGGCAGAACCAGGGGAAACAGGCCGAAAAGGAACTCGACGCACGCTTCGTACAACTCCGCGACCAACACGGGCTCCCCGACGAGGAGGTCATCAACGAACTCCTCAAGGATATCTATTATTCCCATGAAGGGTCCGACCTGAACCAGGCGTACCCCGGCATCGCGGGAGACCGGATCAACGGGTTGCGGAAGGCGTTTCGGGAGATGGACCGTCAGACGGCACTCAAGGCACGGCAGTCGCCATTCCCCGCGAAGGGGGGCGAGATGTCACCGACGAGCGGCGCCACGGGCGGGTACAAAACTCCGCAGGAGCGCACGAACGAGTTGTGGCCGATGCTCAACCCCGGACAGAACGAATAGCCGCGTCTGCTCACACGAGGAGACAGATGCGTTATGGCAAGCACCAGTGATGTCATCAATGCCCTGAAATACACCTATGGGACCGACCAGGTCCTCTACCTGCTGAACCAGGAAGTGGTTTGCTGGAATATGTTCAGCAAGATGAGCAAACCCATGGGTGGACGCGGGCAGTTCATCCTCCCGATCATGACCAAGAATCCAGGGTCATGGGCCGGGATCGCCGAAGGGGGCGCTCTGCCCTCGAATCTCGACCCCGGTACCACCGAGGCGACGTTCAGCCTCAAGGAATTCGCCGGGCTGTACAACATGAGTTGGAAGCTCCTCCAGGACGCCAGGAACTCGAAGCTCGCGTTCCAGACGGCCCTCAAGTTCATGGAGGAGGGCTTCCGCCGCCGTGTCCTCAGACTCATCAACGCCGACCTGATCTCGGACGGCCTGGGGAAACTGGGGATCATGTCCGCCGCCGACAACCAGACGACCATCACGGTCAACGCGCTCCCGAGCGTGGATCTGGGCATGGTGGTGGATCTGATTGACGCCTCGGATAACGACGCCGACCTCGCCGCCTCGCGGACGGTCACGGCGGTCGATCCGATCAACCGGACCATCACGTTCAGTGGATCAGCCCCCAGTGGCACCGCCGCCGGGGACTTCTTCTGCATCGAGAACACGACGAAGTCCGGGGCGATCTATCACACCAACGGCCTGCTCGGCGTGATCGACGACGGCAACCCCTCGGGTCCCGAAAGCACGTATGGCGGCATCAACCGCTCGACGGCGGGGAACGAGTTCTGGCAGTCGGTCGTGCTCTCCAACAGCGGCACCAATCGCGCCCTCACCGAGGACCTGATGATGCAGCTCGAGGACGCCGTGCGTGAGAAGGGCGGCGCATCGCTGAACACCTACATCTCGAACCTCCCCATCATCCGGCGCTACCACGAACTGCTGCGGGAAGACTCGTTCTTCGCGCTGGGGTCCGTGAAGCCGTTCGATGGGAACGTCGGGGTGGGGCGTGAGGGCGGAGCGCAGCAGAAGGGGAAGGATGGCGGCGAAGGACGGACCATCTACCGCTTCAGCGGCAACCCGTGGCACGCCGAGCCGTATTTTGCGGCCAACACCATCATCGGACTCGACAAGAAGCATTTCTACATCGGGCACGGTGAGAACGCGACCCCTCGGCCCATCTCCGAGATTTTCGACGGGACGCCGTTCTTCCGCCAGACCTCCAACGCGACCTTCGAGGTGGCGTGGTACTGGCAGGGCGAACTGCTCTCGGACAACCCCGCAGCCGGGGCGAAGATCGAAGACGTTGCGGAGTCGTAAACTCTGAGTAGGTGGGGGGAGGGATGATGGTCCCTCCCCTGTCACTTCGCCAGAAGGAGCCTCATGGGACTTAAAGCTGTTGCCAAGTTAGCACCCGTCCTCGTGCAGTACCGCACCTCCGCAGGAGAAGCCGCCGATGTCCATATCTTCGTGGCGGATCGGGATTACGAAATCATGGATGTGCGTGAAACGCACAGCGTGGCCGGCGCCAGCAGCAGCACGCTCGATGTCGGCGTCTCTGCCTCCGGCACGGCCCCGGCCAGCTTGACCACGGCCCTGAGTTCGACGTTTGCACTCGATAGCACGGCGGATACGCCCGTGCAAGCCACCTTGACCTCGACGGTAGCCAATCGACTGATGGACAAGGGCGAGCAACTGTCGGTGAACATCACGGGCACCGTCACCAGTCTTGAGTGTTCGGTGAGCGTGATTCTGAAGCCGATTCGGAATAACTACACCTACTAAGGGGGCGCATGGCTCAGAAGGAAGAATTTGATCCGGCCCAGTACAGCGAAGAGGAAAACGCCTTCTTCGTCAAGCACATGGGTGAGTCGCCGCTGGCGGCGCTTCAGTCACCGCTCCCGGTGGGCGTGAACCGCGTGACGGTCGAGAAGGTCCTCGGTCGGACCTACGAGCTGGAGCAACTCAAGGAGCACAAGGGTGTCACGTGGGTCGGATTGCAGCGGATTGCCAATGCTTGCACGATCTTCCTGAACGAGCGTGCCCGCTGGCGGAAACTTGCCGAACGGGGCTCTCCGACGTTCCCCACCATGCACGCCTGGGATGGGAAAGGGCGTCCGCACCGTGGAGGGATCGGATCGGATTCTGGACAGGTCAGGACCTACTTCACCGAGGACGGTGATCGCAAACGCTTTGCGGTGTCGCTGTTCGATGTCGACGAGGGCGAGTTCAAGGCGCCGTGGGTGAAGACCGAAGAGGATCTCCCGACGGCCTGCGTTGAGGATGTCGAGAAGGGCGTCCTCCAGTGCCCGCTTGACGGCTGGACGACCAACTGGCGCCCGGAATCCCGGCAGTCCTACAACCTGGCCCGCGCTCGGATGATCAAGCACTGCAAGACCAGCAAGGATGACCGGGTACGGGAGTTCGGACTGAAAGTCTTCGGGTAGGCCATGTCAGCGTCCATCGAGGTGCCGGTCGCACACCCGACACCCCTGTCAGTGGACACGAGCCTGCATTACTGGCATCCGAATCGCTTCGGCGTCCAGTACGCGCCCACGACGTTTCGTCAGGAACTGCAACGCCTCCACCCGGATCTGGACGCCACCTGGCATCCGGTCCGGGAACGCTGGCTCGTGTGGTACCGACGCCCGCGCATCCAGCACCATCTCTGCCCCGGCTGGCTCCTGCTCTTCATCGTGGAAACCTCCGATGGACGCTACGTCCCGCTGGATGCGCGTGTGTTTGCCGTGGCCTACGAGCAGAGCGGACGCAAGTGGGGCTCCGGGAAAGCCTACTGGGCGCGGGTTGAAGAGGAGGCCGAGCGTGACACCGCGTCGGCGAAGCAGACACGCGAGGGAGAACTGGAGGATATCGGCGCCGAACGCTGGCGCCATACCCAGATCCAGATGAGTATGTGTGGGCACTCCAACGGGAGCAAGTTCGTGAACCACCATGCGGGGGATTGAGCACGATGGCGACCGGCCAGACCATACTCGACGTGATGGAGGTAATGGACCGGGGGCTCCAGCTTCAGAGCGGTGAGAGCAGTGTCACGCTCTCCCTGCGGGCGGTGAACGTCGCGCAGGATCATCTCGAGGCGATGCTCGCAACGGCACCCAACTCCTACGGATCGACGGTCTCGACCGTTACCACGGCAGCGAGCACCGAGACCACGACCTTCCCCACCGGCCTGCTGCGGATTGACCGGCTCCAGTACATCGACCCGGACACGAGCCGTCCGGGTTGGGATCTCGACTGGGTGGGCTATACCGGCGACCAGAACGACAAGACGGCGCTCGGCCTGCTACTGGGGTCGATTGGGACGACGGGGAAACCGCAGCGGTACTGGACCAACGGGACCGACATCTACTGGGGACCGCTCCCGGATGCGACCCATACGGTGCGCTATTACGGACTCGTCGCTGCCTCGGACATCACGGCCTCCAGCACGTTCGCCTATCCCGACGTAGCGATTGGCCCGGTGGCGGATTTTGCTACCCGGATGCTGAAGATCGGCAAGGACGACGATCCAACGCCCATCTCTCAACTCGGTCTCGACATGTTCGGTCCCGTGCTCGCGCAGTTTGGTCGCTTCAACCGCGACCGTGCCCCCGGCTACGACTACCGCTATCTGCACACAGAATAGGAGGCCCCCATGGCCGAAGGACCGACACAGGAAGACTTCCAGGACCGCTACAGCATTCAACTGGTCAAGCACGCCGCGATTGACGCCGCGTCCAGCGGCAACAACACCCTGGTTGCGGCGGTGTCCGGGAAGAAGATCCGTGTCCTCGCGCTCTTTATCACCATGACCGGCACGTTGGTGACCATTCGCTTCGAGGACGGGGCCGATGGCACGGCGCTGACTGGACAGATGGGACCCACGGCGGGGCAAACCATCGTGCTGCCCTTCAATCCGGTGGGCTGGTTCGAGACCTCTGCCGCCACGCTGCTGAACATGGAGTTGAGCGGAGCGCAGTCGGTGGACGGGGCGCTGACCTATATCGAGGCGTAATGGC